CCTACTTGACATTTAAGTTTCATTTTTGTATAATTACCTACTTCTGAGAGCCTTTCACTATCTAGGGCGAGTCCTATTCCATAAATGAAGCAGTCATCTCCTTGTCCTATGATGACGGAGTGGATGGTCCTAGTGGTGAGTAACCATGCAGTGAGACACATCATGAGTATTGTATTTAATAGTAAGGTGCCGGGTTCTCCAGATGTTTTTGCGGCATCTATGATTGCGGTGAAGGTGGCGGAGGATAGTAAGTAGTTATTGCGAATTGAATAGTAAGACTCTAATGCTTCTTTTGGCATGCCTAGAAAGGACATTATATTACGTTCTATTTCTTGGGTGAATGCGTTTTGACAGGAATCGAATTGGGTGCCATCCATATATCCTCCAACTGCAGATTGGTGCACAGAGGACATTGCGGTTTGGACTTTGGAGATTAACTCTACTTGGGTCAGTCGGTTATTAAATACAGCATTGGGTTTCAAGGAGCGTGCGAATCTACGACTCATTATACGCATGAGGGTGTGAAACAGGGAGACAACAGTTGGATCCCAAGCTGATATTCCTTGACCAGCTTTGGTTTCGTCGGTGTTGTGGGAGCGTGAAACTTTAAAAATCTCCTTCATGAAGAAATTTATCCTATGGGGGTCAAACGTTGAAAAATCTCTAACTCTATCCGGGTAGTGCTTGCGTAATGCATCTGAGAGTGCTTCGTTGAGGGTTTCGGATTCTTCATGGGGGTCGTCGTGGAGTACATTCATGTATTTCATTATGAAATTCTTTGCTATTTTACTGGCCAATTGACGGGATTGTGCGTTTAGTTTAATACCTTTCGAGGTTATATACCTAGAGTGAGCTGTACGTAATTCTTGTGCTGGGCAACTAGCAAGAAAATCTATCCCTTGGGAATGCATATATCGGTGGCGTTGTATGGCATCGTCGGTTGGTCTTCTATTCTTGTTGAGTGGTTGTATCAGGTTTGGTACGTTAATTTTCGCTCTACTATGCAGCATTTGTGGTTTCAATTGAAGAATGTTCTGTGGGGCTAGAGAACCAAATTCTTCGCCGGTTGCCACTAAATTGCTGTGAACGGAAATGATATCTTCAGCTAGTCTGAAGCCATCGTACGGTCGTAGTCCTATAGATTCGGCAAAGAATGGACGTTCTGTGGGAGTATCTACTGACTTATAGGATTCGTCTGCTGGTTTGATGAAGTGTGTTGTGAGGTCGAGATAGGCTTGGGGGACATCGTGATGTGGAGTTAGGTTTGGTACGAAGGATACTCCACCAGCCATATTGGCGTAGATTTGAGCAATCCTCCGGGCGGCTCCGACAGTTGTGTCGATGCTTTGGTGCGACGGGAGAAACGCGTGCGCGTGTAAGTTGTGTACTAGGATATCTAGTGTGAATTTGGGATCTTCCTCTGTGCATTGGAAGCGTACGGGTCTACTACCTGAGAAGTCTTTGTGGATGTTGATGGCGCATGCAACCTGGTCACATACTTTCTGATAATCTTCATCTAGGGCGGGTATATTGAAGAGTTTCTGATCCTCTTTCAGGAGATTGGTGATTACTCTAAATCTAGAATGCAAACCTAGCATGCGTGCTGATGCTTCTAGGGCGGAGTAAGCGCATCTACCATCTGCTGGTACATGAACTAATATTCCAAATCGGGACCAACTAACTGGGTGTTTGATGACTTGGGTATCATCTAGGTCTTCTAAGTGCTTGACGGTGTTGAATTGTGCAGGACCTCCAGACATAGTCCATCGCGTTTGTCCTAAATCGCTAACATCTATTTCTACATCTAGGTGAATCTTGGTGGAGGCTTTCCCATATGTAACTGGTCTGGCATAAACTACTTGATCTTTCCCTTGACTATTTGGGGTTACTACGACTGTGCGTTGAACGATGGCGGTGTTGATGGCTTTGGAGAGACATTTGAGACACGCTTCATTCACTTTGCAGTTGAACTTAGTGTGTATTATATCGTCCAGAATATGAGCGGGGTACCCTATAGATGACAGAAGGGACGTGAGAGAATTTGGGTTCTGACACGGGCAGGAGTGGTCTGTGCTGGGCTTTTCGGTGTCACTATCATCTTCGGAGTCTGACCATTTCTCCGATGTTTTGTCTTCGGGTTGGATCTTTGAGACGGGGGTGTGTACTGTGGTGCTGCATTTGGGTGTATCTGGTGTGGCACTAGTTTGATCGGTGGTAGGTGGAGTTGAATCAGGACGGGAATTTCTAATGGGCGTTGTGTGGATTTCTGGGACAGGTCTGCTTGGTTCTTGGGTTACTACGGGTGTGGTTTCTACGGGAGTTGGTTCGACTACAGGTTTTACGGTTGGAGTGCTATCAACCTTGGTTTCGGGTTGGACTGGTACGACAGGTTTCTGATCATCGATTTGGGTTCTAACGGTTGGCTGAGGTTCGACTTTAACATCTTGTTCGGAGTTGTTGGGATTTTGGACGGCATGTGGTTGTTGAGCTGGGGTTCTGGTGTTTTGTTCAGGCTCTGCGGGTTCTGGGACGGCGTGTGACTCCTGAACTGGGACTTTGGATGAAAGTTTTAGACTTTTGAGACTTTTGGGGTTGTAGTTTGAAAGAGTGAATGGTTTTGTTGGATTTGCATAGACAGGGCGGAGAGCAGCGAAGTGGTTGTTGTGGTAACCAAGATAGACTATTGGGAGTTTACCGGCGAAGGCAGGATCGTCGAATGGATAGATGGTTTGTTGATGGGCGACATAGTAGGTGCTTGAGGCGGTGGGACTCTTCTTGACAGTGAGGGTTACGACGTGGACGATGACGTTGAGAAGGTCAGAAAGGGCGGAGGCTTCGGTCGTGGAACCCCAGGTGTTTGTGGAGATTCCTTGCGCGTAATTTTTGACCTGATCGTCGGAGAGGGACTCCAGTCTTTTGAGTAACTGGTTGGCATGAATGTTGGAAAGGTAATTGTGCATGAGAAATTGGCGTAAGGTGGTGTGTTTGGCCGGGAGTGTCACGGATATGCGGTTGAGAGTGTTGCCAATGTTGATGCTGGCAAGGTGGTGAGCGAATGCTCGGAAGAAGCAATCACCATCACCGTGTACTGGAATGTATTCGAAGGTGTCTTCGGTGGGCGAGACGTGTTTGAGCTGAGTACCGGGTTGGACGACATGCAGAGGTTTCCTATAGATAGGAGAACATCTCTGGGGTGAGCAAAGATTGCAGAAGAGATCTGATGTGGGATGACCGCATAGTCCATACATGATATGTTGACTTGCGGTAGGTGTGATGCTTGGGACAGGAGGGGTGACTGGGGCTGGAACTGGAGTTGGAATTGGCGGAGGTGTTTGTACTGGAGCTGGAACCGGTGCGGGCGCCTGTGGTTTCTTAACTACGGTTGGGAAGAGGAAATCAGTATCCGGGTCGTGGTTGGGGTCAGCATAGCTCGAGGTCATGGAATCTAGCAGTGGTGAGCTTGTTTTTGCTGCATCAACTGCGGATTGCGGGCGAGGTGGTGACTGGGCGAGTTTTGGTATCTTGTCGAGTCTGAAGCGGGTTTCGAATTGAGCGCGGAGATTATCGGATTCGTAAACTACATAGAGCTTGTGGGTATGGCGAGAAATTGCGACAATGGCTAGTGAATCGACGTTCATGAGATTGGCGTCGTCATTGGTGAGAACGAGTGCGAGGTTCTTGTGGGTGGAACCTGTGGCAGATCGGACGGAGAATTTCGGATTTGGGGTAGTACCGAGGAGAGCAGCTACTGTGCTTGCGTTGAAGGAGATGGCTGGGATTGTCGGGTTTCGTTCAAACCACGTGGAATCGAACGGTATGAATTCAATATCGTCAATTGTGGACGAGTTGGTGACGATATCGTAGTTGAAGATGTTGTTCAGAATAAGAACAGATGAGAGGGTACAACGGTAACTTAGGCGGTATTCATGTGTGGTGAAGGACTTCTTGGCGAGAACATGGTTAACAATAGACTTCCCTTCTCCTTGATTTTCAAGGATGTTTGGTTGTCTCGGGTCACCGTGTAACTCCAAGATGGATGGTTTGGCCTTGTCCAGAATGACCGTGAGTAGATCCAGGTCCATGGACTGGAATTCGTCTACGATCACTTTCTTGTAGACCGTGGAATTGGTGACGGCTTTGTGTTGTGTCATGAATTTGGCTGGAGAGTCTTTATAGGCGTTGGAGAGATCATAGGGGGATACGACAAGGGTATCGGCTGTTGCTCTGTGGCTGGCTGCGAATCTTGTTTTTCCGACACCAGGACCACCAAGAAACACGAGAACTTGGAGTTTGTGTGAGATTGGGATGATTGGAAGGGCTTTCTTGGCATTGGTGAGGACTGTGTGGAGGCCTACGGTGTCAGCTGTGGAGGCGAGAAGAGACAATTGACTGGAGAGGCGGGCACTGAGCGAGGTGATGTCCGCCATTGTGAGACAGAATTCCCAGGTGGAATCCTCGACAGGGTCGCACTTGATGATTTGTCCATCAAGAGTGGCCGGGTGAAGGGACTTGCATACTGGGCAGGTGATGGAGTCGACTACAGTTGGGGGGTGAACAAGGATCGTGGCGTCGAAGTCGGAACCAACGGAATCCGGGAGAGTTGAACGCCCGAACTCGTCTCTGTGGTCCCATGAGTTGAACTTGGAGAGCGTCATCGATGGGTGAGTCACGAGTTCAATACCAGAGCCGTATAATGAACTGAGGTACTGTTTGGTGAATGTGAGCGATGTGTTGAAGGTTTGTGCAAAGTGGTTCAATAACCGCATGAAAGAGTTTTCTGGTAACGTGCTCATAGAACTCTCTATGACCAGTTGTCGGGATTTGGAGTGCAGGATGGCGCAAAGTACGACGGAGCAAAGGCGAGCGGGGTTCAATTGCCAGCGTTTCGATTCGTCGTTGCTTTCGAGAATCGCGAAGGCCTTGCGATAGGCAGAGGTGAGAGCGAGATGAAAACAGCGACTGTCGGGGTTGGTCCTTTCAATGTAGAGGGTGATTTCATACCATTCAGATTCAAGCACAGAAATGTACCTGCGTTGATCGTTCTGGTGGGTGATGGGGTCAGAGAGACATTCGTGGTAGTGGAGAATGTCGAAAACACGTATGAAGTGCTGGCTTTTCGGGACTTCGATACTCCAGGGCACTTGAACGCGTACAGAGACTCGGGAGACGTTGTAAATGATGTAGTCACCTTGTCTTTCCTCAATGTCCAGGAGAAGACAGTAGCCACAGTCATTTTTGGGAACCATGACTCTTCGGGTGAGGTAGGATTTCCATGCCTCATAATCCTCCTGGTAACCATTACCATCATCACCTCGGAAGGTCAATCTGGCAACAGTGTGTGTCGGCTTCTTCCAGTGATTGGAGTCACACCAGACAGCGAGAGGGTCCGAGAGAGGTTGGTTTGGGATGAGTTCGAGGGAGTAGGTGGGATCATCAACCATTTCTGGAAATACAAGTCTGGTGGGACAGAACATGTAACCAGTTGCCACGGTGATGCCTGTGGTTTCAAAGATTTTGAACCAGGTGTCATCGGTGAAGGAGTAACCAACATCGTGTAGGACAGCACGGTAGGGTGGTCGGGCAGGATCTGGATGGGTGTAATTGGGTCCCCAGACAAATTTGTGAAAATAAACAGGTTGGTTTGGAGTGGAGAGTTTGGGTTCTGTGCAGAGTTGTTGGTAGGCGCGCATGGCATCACGTGCGTTGCAGAGCCTTATGGTGCGGGCATCTTTGACTGAAAGACTGTTGGACGGGTTTTGAGATGCGATCAGAGAATGGAGTTTCTGACGCATTTGACTGGTGTGGGTTGGGAAAGGAATTTTGTTTCCGTAGTGGGCAGTCCATTCTTGAAGTGTGACTGGAATGTGACTGTCAAGTTTGGAGAGCATGGCAAGTGCGGCGTTGTGATTGAGTGTGCGGGTTTGAAAGCGTATTGAGGACTTCCTGGCGAGTTCATTGGCTTTGGTGGCGATGGCTTGAAGCATGGGGCGGACAATGCGATCGGTGTCCTTAGGTTCATTAGCGTAGAACCAGTAGGAGATGTTTGGGTTCGCACCGTAGTCTTTGACTTCACGGAAGGCTGAACCAATGACGAGAGTGGGTAGGGATTCACGAATTACGGAGCGTTTCTGTTCGAACCTGGCGCGGACAGCGTAGCGGAAGACGGAATGAAAGATGTGCCCACTTAGGGGCGGGGTGGCGGCTCGGTCACCACAAAAGCGGAGTGTGACGTTGCGAAATTGGGAGGCGACTGCGGCTTTGATTTTGGGGTCGAGGGCGGGGAAGGGGATCACAAGCGAATTGTCATAAGCTTGTG